GCAGGAGACGCATCAGGTACCTCCTCATAATCTCCTTCTCCTTCGTCTTCGTCGTATTCTCCTTCGTCTCCTTCGTCTCCTTCGAAATTTTCTCCGTCATTAGTACCTAGTTTCTTTTGTAATTCAATGTAAGCAGACTCAAGATCTTCAGCGTTCTTGTACTTACCTGCTAGTAATGATTCATGTTGAGCTTCTAACTCTTCACCTACTTCCAGAGAGTCCTGTTCCTCATCGGTTAGGACTTCTGTGTCAGGTGTGTTGTCATAAGATAATGTTTCTGCCATTTACTCCGTGGGTGGTTGAGGTTGTTCTGGTTGTTGCATACCTTCTAGGTTCTTACTGTCCGCTAATTTTGAATTAGCAAACTGACCAGCTTGTTCAAGTAAGGTTTGACTTTGTTGATTCTGCATAGCTTCTCCCTTCTCTTCTGCCATCTGCTCTTTGGTCTTGACTAGATTCAATACATCTATACCTTGTGCAGCAGCTAGACGCTTAATGCATTCTTCTGGGTTGATGTATCTCATCAATGCTTCTGGACCTAATGTCTGAGCAATGGTTCCGATAAACATATTTAAGCTTTCTCTATCCTGACCTCTACCTAATGCATTGACACCCGCAACAATCTTGGGGCGTACTATATCTTTAGGTAGCTTAGGAATTTCATTTGATCTTTGTAAGACCAATAAAGTTCTAGCTAAATATGGTATGAGGAATGAGACAGTTAGTAAGGAGAATATTCCTCCGAGTTGCTGTTCGAGTTCTAGCTGAGTAAGTCTTACTTCTTCGGCTGTAACTCTTTCTGCGTTCCTAACGTTCATGACAAGGAAAGCTTCTAACAGTCTCTTCTCTATTGCTTGAGCAACGTTAGCGGCGGTGGAGAAGTCGGCGGTCTTACCTACCTGTACTACTTGTACGTCTTCTGCACGCCCCTGAACGATAGCTCCATTAGCTGCTTTAGCTATTGTTGCTGGCTTCGTAGTCGAGGATGGGCTGACCAGAAAGATTACTTTCGAGGCAGCAGCCGCGCCCTCAACGAGAGCTTGTGATAATCCTTCTAATGATTTGAGGTCGCCGAGGAATTCTTCTACTCGACCACGTCCATACTGCTCACCATCTACCTCGTTAAAGCTTAGGACTAGCCATGGGCTTGCACTCTTAGGTGCTGAGCTTCTTGTCTCTGGGATTATCTTATCTAGAACCTCTTGGTGCCAAGTCCATCTGCCGTTATCTAGTTTCACGTACGTGTAAACTTCGACATCATCACTTGCTCCACCTTGAGACTCATCGATTCCGGTGTTCGGGGTAGGGACTGGAAGGTCAAAACCGAGAACATCTCTACTTATCAATTCCTTTGTAACTATTTCTAGGACGTTACCATTTCCATCTCTATTGACGACATACCTTGTAAGCGGGTAGTTCTTTATTCCATCTTTACCCATGAATAACAGAGCGTTACCACCAACAATTAAATGTTTAAGTGCTTGGTGTATAACTACTCTGTCATTTGATGCAGCGATATAGTCCATGACCATGCGCTCCATCTTGGAGAAAGAAAGATCTAATTCACTTCTTGCTTCCGGTGGTATATCTTCACCTAACTTATCGTCTCTTACCTGTAACTTAAAGAAGCTAGTCTGGGGAGGGAGGATGCTAAGCATTAGCTTTGCGGCTAACGCTACACAACACTTAGCTCCCACTGACTGCCAAGGTACGGGCAAGGTTTCGTGTCTAGGTCTTGAAGATGTATCGTCTTGTATTAGGTACGGTAACGTGAGTTTAGAACATTCAACAGCCTTGTCTAGGAATTGTCGTCGATCTGTGCTTAGTTGATTGTATCTCTCACGTGCGAGCATTAGTTAATTCCTCCGCCCGTTGCATCTGTACCTGTATTTACTTTTGGATCAAGTTTGATTCTTAGTGAACCAGTTCCTTGACTGAAGTTACTCTTCTTCTTCCTTTCCTCTTTCGCTCTTCTTACTTGAGGATTAACATCCTTAATTGTAGGATCTGGAGGAGGAGTAGGAGGAGTAGGAGGTAGTGGTGGTGGCGGTGCTGGAGGTAGTGGCGGCGGGGTTGGGGTTTTAGGTGGTTTGAAAATACACATTAGATTTCTTCATCCATTATTGATTTGATGTATTCGATGACGCTAGCTTGACCAGCACGATACATAATTGATTCGATATTTTCTTTGGGATGGACAGGTTTCCAACCAAAGTTATTCTCTAGCCTATTGATAAGTTCGTCTAACCTATCGTTGTGTAGCTTAAGCGTATTGAGGGAGATTCCTGTTGTCATGTTCGAAAAACGCTGGCATTCTTCCAGCTTTGGTGGCATTTAATTGAGGTGCTTTCCCCTTATACATAAGGTTGTCGCTTGTTTCGAGCCAAAATTTTCTGCTCAAATATTGATCGCTGTTCTCATACTTAAGAGGTTGCATGATCCAGTTGATCGTCGCTTTACGCAGCTTGTCTAGCGATGGGCTAGGGTCGTGCCCCAGCTCCGCGCATACAAGTGAGTTCGTCGCGACATGAATCTGTTCGTCCCTTGAGATATCTGCTGAAACTGTTGCCAACCCTGCGTCGCCATTGAATCTAAACATCGGAAGGAGCACGAAGAATATCGCTCGCTCTATCACTAATGCTTTAGTAATGGTGTGGTCAGGGTGACTATTCCAAGCATCTCTTAATAAGAAAGCTTCTTTCTCTGCATTATCATTTACGCCATGTGCATTGACTATATAGTTAAGTGCAATGTCATGCTTTATTTCATCTGTTACGTTCGATTCAAGGAGCGTCCGTGCACGAGAGGGTACATCTTTCTCAAGAGCGTCGGTGATAAAATCCCCCACTGGTACTTCCATGTGGCGTATTGCCAAAGCACGGTAGATGGTCTCTTCAGCTCCTTCTTTAAATGTTCCTCTTGTTGTTTGGACAGGGTTCCATGTTCTCTTTCTTGCGAGTAACTTTTCATACGGGTTCATTGTTGGCAATCACAGCTAAGTTCTTCTTGGGTACTCAATATATCTGCTAAGTAACTGTCAACGTCTTCCTTATCTAAGGCAGCATAAGCATCTGACTTATCCTGTACGTCTGACATCACTTGCAGCGAATAATAGAGAGACGTCTGTGGACTCTTAAGCCACTCGTCTATAAATGCTTCATCGTAAGTCACCATATCGCTCCAAGAATTGAAGCTATAGCCATGTAGCAATCCTGTTCTTTCTAGCATGATCATTATTTGATCAGCTACTTTCTTATATGTATCCCATCCAACTTCGGATGCGATCTCTACGTCACCATATTCATAATGTTGTACCCCGAATGTACCTGAATCCCTGTCTACTGTTCTAGCGATAGGTGGTGCGATCTCTGGAGTTGACGTGAAGCCTTCGAGATCTTTACTTCTGTAAGAACAAGATGCAGTAGGAGCTATGGCGAATGCTCTATCCATCTTGTTATGTCTTGCTATTTCCGCAGCTTGTTCGATGCCCATGTGAAGTTCCCGCGCTGCGATGCCACTGGTACCTTCGACCCACTCACCTTTATTAACGGTTTCAAGTGAGTCTGCAAACTGGGCATAAGTTATGTTGTTTTGCCTTAAGAAGTTTGCTAATCCAAGGAATCCAAGTCCGACTTGGCGGTCCTCTTCGGCTGGTTTATATTCTCCACTAGCTCCAACACCCGTTTTGCCGTGGAGGTCGCACAACGAGGACATACCTTCAGTGAAAGCTGAACGTAATCCTCCAATGTCACAAGCTCCCAAGTTAATGTGCTGAAGCAAACATGTGGATCTGCTCCCGATGAAGACTTCGAGGCAGACGTTAGAAAAGATTCTATTTCCATTTTGATCGTGTTTTATTTTGGCAAGCCATATGTCCCCTCTTGCAATGCCTCTAAGGACTGCTTCCTTTGTTTCAGCGTTTGAATCAGCCCAGTCTTTTGGGGTGAGGTTAATGCATCTTTTGACCCAAGGAAGTTCCGCACGGGGAGTATGTATGAAGTCCAAAATATCAGGATGCCGCAAGTCGAGAGTAATAACGCAAGCACCATTGCGGTAGGTGCCCCCTCTCCGAAGAATTTCATTTAATGTTGAGTAGATTTTTGCAAATGAGACTGGTCCTGACGCAACAAGTGTGTCATTTCCTTTAATAGTTTCTGTTCCTTTGGGTCGTAGCTTTGACAGGTGTACTGCGACGCCTGCTCCATTTCGTAAAGCATGTGATACAAATTTCCACGAGGCTTCAATGCCATTGTCTCCCTCCATTGAGTCTTCTACAACGAAGACGGTACATGAAACTGGAAGACGTGAGGTGGGATCGTCTATCCATGATTGGACTCTGCCAGTCCGTGCTATTTTATTTGCCATTTATATCAAGTCCTCTAAGGATGGTGGTGTGTAGTTTGGTCCTTTCAAAACCTTTCCGTCATCTCGCTTGATCGGCTTTCCGTCCGAACCAAGTTTTGATAAATTACTGTCATGTATTCTTTCTAATGCTCTATCAAGATCCCAACCCATGTTTGCTGCATACTGGTAGCACACGTAAACAAGGTCGCCTAGTTCCTTTAAGCATTCTTCTTTGAATCTGTCGTTATTTCTAAAGAGCATTCCCTCTGCCTCAACAAACTCTTCATACTCTTCTTTAATTAAAAGACGTTGGTATGATCTAGTCTTTAAGTCTTCAGAACTATTTATCCCGTATGCTTTTCGGAATTCTTTTGCTTGTTCTAAATTCGATTTCATTTGATAAGTAATGGATGGCTTTAGATAGGTCTTCTATGTCGTCGTTCTTATATCCTGCTCGGCATACATACTTGACTACGTTTCCGAGGTGGAATCCAAGTTCTTGGTCCCTAACAAAATCCCAAACATTAATGGAACCTCGTCGGTAGTAGTCTGGTCCTTGGTCGTTGGTGGTTTGGGCCATGCTGCTAATAATTGTTTGATTGAATTACCAAGCACCATGTTTTGATGCTGGAGTGCCATTAAGACAGTGATTAGATCCTTCTTTAGTGTCTTAGGATCATTGATTGCCATTTCAATTGACTTCAGCCGGAACTCTTGCTCCGTCGTCAACTCTGTATTCGGAGGAGGGGGTCCATAAGATTGGTTCTTGTTTGTCATGGTCAAAGTCTTCAGTGGTAAGTATTCGTGCGAGGCGTGCGTTAACTAATGCGTCTGCTTCAGTCAAGCCTTTCTCAACAAAGGTTTCTTCGACTGCTTTCCATGTGTACCCTTTCTCTTCGAAGATACTTGTAGCTCTTTTGATTCCTATTGAAGGACACCCTGAGTAGCCGTCGGTGTTATCCCCAGCCAAGCTCTGTATTAGATGCCATCTAGCACCTTCTTCTGGTGTGATGTCTACTACTTCTTTAAAGTCATATAGTTTTCCAGGTATTTGTCTCATATCCTTATCAGGAGAGACGATGATATTTCCTGGGTGCTTGGTCGCGTAAACGCCTAAAGTATCGTCTGCTTCAAGTGTTGGTACTTCAATAACCTTGTACTCAGACTTAAGTTTATTTATGACCCTTTTGAATCCACAGGGCTTTTTCCTATTTCGATTACCCTTATATTCGGGTAGAATTTTTTTCCTAAAATTATTAGGGGTTGTAAAGAATAGGATCATCTCGTCGAATGAACCAAATTCCCTACGAATCTTACCTAATTCACGTGCTACACATGAGTAGGCTTCCTTGAAGGAGGATG